TCTTTAACTCCCCTTCCTTCCGTGGCTCAGTCTCAGCTTCATCGGGTTCGTCATCCCGGCTGATCTGATAATAGGTATAAAAGACTGCGTGCCCATCAGCAGCACGAACTGGGAGAAGGCGGCCTTCTGGTACTCCCATTTCATCCAGTGCCTCACGAGCCACGACAGCAGCCATACAGGCAGCCACCGGCGCTCCATCGTCAGCGCGATGATACGGCTCAGCGTCCTGCCGTGGCGGGCCAGGAACCGCATCTGCCCCTTGTGGTCCATCGCCTCCAGCTCTTCGGCTGTCGTGTCCATCGAAAGATAGGCGTGCGCTATCCTGATCTGTCGGGCCAGCGTCGGCCGTTTCATCGTCAGACGGATCCGCAGTGGCTCTTTCATGAAGGGTATTCTTATCTCCCTGAGAGGGAGGGACACGCCCGCATCAAGCAAGGCCTCCGCTCCCTCTCTCTGGATTCTTCTGACAGTACGGTCATCCATCAGCCTTCACATAATGTGTCGTTGATCTCATAGGGAGCACCGCCGTCCTCGGGCTTGTTCACCTTCAGCTGGCATTCTACCTTCGACACTTCTGTCAGGGTCAGCTTGCCGCCGAGGTTGGCCAGGATGGTACCGTTGGGAATGGTCATAGTCTGGCCGCTCACGAAGTCGATGGTCCACTTTCCGCTGAGGTCCACGAGAGAGGTCGGTGCTTTCCAGCCCGTCACTTTCTTGTTGCCGTCAGAGCCGGTCTCCACCAGCGTACCGCCCAGCACGGCCTTCAGGTTCGCGTAGTCCAGCTGGATAAGGTTGAACGTCGGGCTCACCTTGCCGTTGCTCTGCATCAGTGTCAGCACAGGTGCGTCGGGAACCTGCTCGGCTTCCACGTCCACGCTCTCCGGCTTAGCGCCGCCCCAGTCCCAGCTGCCCTTCTCGATGTAGCCGATGAGGGTCTCGCCAAATTTCACGGCTGCAATGCCGTAGATGAATTTCTTGCTCATTTTCTTTTCAGTTTTATAAATGTGAATACTATTCCGATAACTCCGGCCAACAGCCCGGCCAGGAAGTATTTGAGCCGCACAAGGAAGCCGTTACCGGTACTTTCCTTCGCCTCCTCCTTGTGCTCAGCCTTGCTGTCGCTCGCAATTTTGAGTTGCCGTTTCAGCGTGCTTATGGTCTTGGCGTATTTCGCGCACACCAGCTCCAGTGAGTCGCAGCCGGCTTCAATCACTATCTGCTCCGGCTCCTTCTCCGTCGGTGCCCGCCGCGTCACCTTCACATTCGCCTGTCCTTTCCGGGCCGTATAGCCCGCCCCGGACGGCAACAGCCGCAGGCTGTCCATGCTGAGCGTCAGGCTCACCGCCGACATCGGCACCTTCACGGGTGTTTGCCAGGTTTCTACGACGCTCACCGTGCTGTCCACGTCGAGGCGGCTCGCCTCTCGGCTCGTGGCTGTCTCCCGGCTCACGCTTTTTCTGCTCGACGCGCATCCTGTGAAGCACAGGGCAGTCATCGCTATAACGGCAGCTGTTAGCATCGTCGATGGCCTTGCGGAGCCGTGCCATCTCTCGCTTGGTCGCGTTGAGGTCTTTTCGTGTCTCATTGAGTTCTTCCTTTAGAGGGTTTACGATATTCTCGATAAGTACCCGGGTGGCTTTCTCAGTGTTATCAATCCGGACTGTCTCGGCTTCGACTTCCGCTTTCTCTGCTTCCGCTTTCGCTTTCCTCACGGTCGATTTCAATGTGATGATGGCTGCTATCGTTGCCACCAAGCCGCCACCCAGCACCAGATTGATAATTTCACTGAGTTCCATACCTTTTTATATATTATGGGCTTACTGCCTGATTCCTGTCTCGCGCAGCCACTTCTGCACGTCAAAGGAAGGACAGGCCTTGTCCGGGTTCAGCTCATGGTGTCCCACGATGCGTATCTGGGGGAAGCGGCGGTGGAAGTCCTGCACGTAGCGTTTCAGTGCCTCACGCTGGGCTGCCGTGCGCGTGTCCTTGGGCTGCATGGCCTTGTCACAGCCGCCAACATATACAATATGCCGGCTCACGCTGTTGTAGCCCGCCGCGCCGTTGGTCACTTCCCACGGGTCCACCTGCGCGTCCTCGTTGTTGTCCACCAGCCGCTCCACGCTGCCGTTAAGGTGGAAGAGGTCCGTGTAACCCACCTGCTTCCAGCCACGCCCACCCTTGCTTACCGGGTCGGTGTGCCAGTGGCGTATCTCCTTGGAGCTTACCTCACGGCCTTCAGGCGTGGCGGTGCAGTGGATGACGAGATATTGCATTGACTTGCTCATTATCCTATGGGTTCTGAGTATTCTGCCAAGCCACGGCTAACAACATCTGCAGCACGCTCAGCGTCAAATTCCAATACGGTACCTGCCTCATAGCGGATTGAGGTGTCAAATTTGTCGAGAAAGTCCTGCGCCACTTTGATGGCAACCTTTTTCTCCTCGTTCTTTTCGTTCTTTTTCTTTTCCATTTTTATTCTATTTTATGGTTTATACTAAATCTCTGTTGTCCACATGGTTATCCGTGTGGAAGGAACTTAGGCGCTGAGCGCTTATCCAGCACGATGAATTCCTCACCGAAGGCAATGTTAGTGTCTGCCTTCATAAGCATCTTGAAGAAGTACAATTCACTCATATTGCTCACAGGACCAATCTTGATGACATGTTCGTCGTCTTGGAGGTTCACGGCCGCAAACAGGTTGCTCGTCATCGCGTCAGGGCTGCACAGCGTGGCCACGATAAGGTCGTCAGGCCATGCCGCGAGGGTCTCTATCTTGATGTCCTTGTACATTTTCAGGTTGCGCGTGGTTTCGTCACGGTTCTTGTACTCGCGGGCCGTCAGCTCGTCGTCGTACTTGTTGAAGTCTGTAGGGCTCATCAGGAAGCGGAGGTTCGGGTTCTCAATCATCGCTACAGGAATTTTGGCACGCACTGCCTTCAGGCGGCCAACCATTGTCGTCTCATCCGAGCTTACGACGACAACGTCCTGGTCCTTTGCAGCCTGTGTCAGGATGCCGTTGAAGAGATGGTCGTCATCATCGCCCTGCACGCCGTTGATGTAGTGGTTGCCAAGCTCGAACTGCACTTGCTTGGAAAGCGCGTCGAGCAACTGATTCTGTACAGCAGGTGGAAGCTCTGCAAAAACGAGGTCGCCCTTGGGCTGGAACGGACGCCATACGCTCTCGAAAGTGCGGGGATTGAAAACCGTGAACGCCATGAAGTCCACAGGGTTCAGGCTCTGCTCCGAATAGTCGAAGCCACCTTTCGAGTCGCTCACTTGTGGGTCTTCCTTCTGCTGCTGAAGCATTTTGCTTGTGCGCAGGCGGGGAATGGATACTTTCTTCGCCACATTCGGGATAATGTGGATAAGTCCCTTGCCCACTATCTCGTTGTTGGTCGTCGCAACGGTAAGGAGCTGCTCCAGCACCTCGCCATTGTAGTTGGTGTTTTTAATATTGATTGCCATTGTTTATGAAATAATTATTTACAGGTTTTACTTTCCGTGATATTTGTCGCGGATCTCACGCTGGCGCTTCTCCCAGGGACTCTCATCACCAGGATTGCCACCCTGCAGGGTGTCCCTTACCATTTTCTTTGTTGGCAAGGCTGCCAAAGCCTTCTTGCCGTCCTCGGGGTGCTCCTTCAGCAGGTTCTCATAGACGGGGCGTGTCTCCGCATTGATACGACCGTCTTTCTCTGCGGCATCGAGCAGAGCCTTGCGCGCTGCTGCCGCCGCTGCCTCTGCTGCATCCTCAAAGTCCTTCAACTTTGCCTTCAGCGTGTCATTCTCCTTGCCGATACTGTCAGCGCGCCCGGCAGCGGTTTCCAACTGGTCGAGGCGTGCCAGCACGTCGGCCTCCGTCGCGCAGTCCTTGAACTGCGGACGTTTTTTCAATTCTTCAATGTTCATGTCCGAAATGTTTAGTGGCTCATTGAGCCGGTTGTTAAATATTGCATATATCTGTTCTGGCGTACTGTCCTCCGGCACAGGGTCTGCGTCGTAAATGCCGTCAATCAGCCCGAGGCTAAGGGCTTCGTCTGCCGTCAGCCAATGGTCAGTACCGTCGAAATAGGCAGCCTTTACCGCCGCCGTATCCTTGCCCAGTCGCTCGGCATACATCTGGCACAGCGTGTCTTCCAGACTCTCCATCTGCTCAAGCACCTCCTTCAGGTCTTTCTTGTTGCCGTAGCAACCGCCACTCACGCTATGAAGCATCAGTCGGGCATAGCGGCTCATATATACCGGCTTCCCGCAAAGGGCTATGACGCTCGCCATAGACGCTGCCACACCATCTACATAGAGAGTGATGTTCGCCTTGCTTGCACGCAGGGCGTTGAAGATGGCTATGCCGGTATAGACCTCGCCGCCGACACTGTTGATACGGACATCAATATTCTTGTATGCCGATTCCGCCGCCATGAGTTCACGGGTAATCTGTCCGCTCGTCACAGCACCATAGTTGTCGCCTATGTCACCATACAGCAGGATGCAGCAGGTGTCTTCGCCGGGGATGATGTTGAAAAATCTATTCATTTGTCGTTGTCGTATTATTGTGGGTTCGCTTTACGATGCAAAGGTGGGGGATTTTTTACAAGTTTGCAAATCGCCTTTTTATCATACAATACTTATAATCAACTTATTACGATACAAAGTTTTATCATACGGACACGATTTGCAAACACCACAAAAACAAGCCACCTTTGCATTATATTTTTCAAATATGGCAAAGGAATTAAGCAACACACAGAAGAAGGAATGGGCAAAAACGCTCTATCTCAAGGAGAATCTCACACAGCAGGAGATAGCCGACCGTGTAGGGGTGTCCCGTGCCACGGTAAACCGCTGGATAGCCGACGGGAAATGGGAAGAGCAGAAGGCCGGACTCACGCTCACCCGTGAGGAGCAGGTGGCAAACCTCTACCGGCAGGTGGCTGAGATAAACAGGAAGATAGCC